TTCACGAACCGCACTAAGCTCCTCACGTCTGCGCATTTCGTTTTTATGTCGTTCTTCTGCGTTGGCTTCACCTTCTTCGGCTGCGCCCTCACCAATACCAAACCACGAAAGAAATTCTTTTATAGCGTCAATTACTATATTTATAACGTCACCAATAAACCCAAAAACCACTCCGATAATATCTAGTATAGGTTGAAGTATTCCGAGTGCATTCATTAAAGCTGCAATAGCTCCAACGATTGCCGTAATAGCGATAACCAGTAAAAAGATAGGGTTAGTTAATAACATTATTCCAAATTGAATAAACGTTTTACCTAACGTGGCAACGGTTGAAGTTAAGCCTTTAATACCGTTTGATATTGTTTCAGGATTTATCGATGTTACAGTTTGTTGAAATATTTTTGCTTTGTCACTTGCTTCTTCAAAGTCCAAGTTCATTATTGAATCTTTGAGACTTCCAAAAGAGTTGTTTATTTGTTCGAATTTAGAACCACTTGCAAAGACCGTGATTTGTTCGTTTGCGTCTCCTATTCTGTCCTTGAGTTCACCCGCTGCGGTTGCGAGTTCTTGCATTCTTTTCGGGTCGGTTGCATTTAGTAACTCGTCACGAACCGCTTTAAGTTCTGCTTTGAGTTCTTTTAAACCACCTACTTGAATTGTCCCAACGTTAATCGTTCCCGCCATAATTTATAATAGTAAAATTTCGTTCGTGTTTTAAATGGTTAACCACTCCGTCCCTGAATCTAAAATAGTAACAGCGTCCCATTGTGTTAAAGTAAAAGTTAACGCTCCGTCAATTAAGTCGCCACCCGTTCCTTGAACGTCAACATTAAAAGTTGAAACGTTTTTAATATAGTAGGTTTTACCAAAGTTTCCAACTGGTGGTAAAGTAACATCAACTAAAGCTGCACCATCCGAAATTATAAGCGTATCGTCTGCGGTTGCCGTATAGTCTTGGTCGATAAAAGTTGGGTTGAAAAATATTCCGTAAGGGTTAAAGTTGCTTAATGACTTACCGTTTATATTGTCCGTCCAAATACCACTATCTCCCGAACTTACTGACTTATTATTACCGATAACTACACCTTGAAAACCTGACTGAATTACGTTACCTTGACCGAAGACTAAAGCGTTACTTCCTAGGCTTATTACATTCGTGTTTTCGTAGTTACTATTTATTATCGGAGTGGTTATATTACCAACCTCACTCGGTGTTGGGAAAATTGGTTTACCCGTTGTAAATCTAGCGTAATCAATTTCAGTATCCACGCTCAACAATTCGACCTTCGTTAACTTTGGGTTGTTGCAATCGTAATCAATAATTTTGTTTATATTCCACCAGCTGTTATCGATTCTAATCTTGTCGTTTAGTTTTAAAGTAGCGATGTCAGTTTCTCTCAAATCGAATTCAGCGGTTAACATTTTACCCGTGTCAATTTGTCCTATCGTTCTTCTCCAATAAAGATTAAAGAGGTTATTATTGGTTAAGACGTTTTGTTGGTAAAAGTAATAATCACACACCCCGAAATTTAAATCAAAGGTTGGGACGTCAGGGTTATCAAAATGAATTATCGACGGATATTGAACAAGGTTAGTCTGTCCCGTTGTTCCGTAGTCGTAAATGTTAAAAGGGTTGCAAGGAAATAAACCACCGTCAAAAAGTATTCTTATGTTCGTCTTTGGCGCAGCTCCCGCAATTAAAGGAACAACAGCATCGAAAATAGTTTTACCCATCGGTGTGGGACTGAATAAGATTTCTTTTTTGTCAACGTTCTTTACATACTCATTCTCGAATACATATTCAACTTGACCGTAAATTTCATTTGTGGCGTTAAAGTAAGTTGTATTCGGACTGTCCTTGTCGTCTTTGTAAGTTAGTATTAATCGCTTTGAAGTAATTTCAGGAAGGAATTTTAAATCTTGTTCGCGGTCTTTTGCTAGTTTATAAGTCCAGTCTTTCTCTTGACCTGCATCGTAATAATCGTCACGGTGTGAAAGAATAAGTTTGTTCGGGTTGTCGGGGTCTATCTCGGTGTAAAGATTGTACATTGTGAAAATCGACTTAACGAAATCCGATTGTTTTATTTTTTTAGGAACGTAATTATTTATTATTAATGTTCCACCTGAACCCGTTATATTTGTACTCGGCTCGATTGTCATTTCAATATCTAGGTTTGTAAGGCTAACGTCGATTAATACATTATTACCGCCTACATTTTGCCAACGTAAATATCCATTACCGCCAATACCCAAATATTCAAGAACCGAAATACCCGCATAAACTTGAATTGTGTCCGTTGGTTGTAAGTTTGAAACCGCTAAATTAAAAGTTCGGTTGAATGAACCGAGGTTAGTCGTTCCGTTTGCAAGTGTTCCACCCTCTAAAAATTGGTCGTCAAATTGTGCAAAAGTAGATAATGAAGTTGAGGTAACTTGAACGCCATTAACATAAACAAACAATCTTATAACGTAACGATAACCAGCACCAACGTTAACCGTTCCAAAACCATTTAAGAAAGCGTTAGCACCCGTTGAATTGATTAAGTCAATATCGTAAGCGCAATTAAAATTAAAGTTTATTGCTTCGCCTGGATTGACCGTAAAAGTATTGGTATAAATTCCCGTTAAAGGTGTGAATAAGTTAAAACCGTCTAGTGTTTCAGTCCAAGAAATTAAAGGTTCACTAAACGAAACATTTTGCCCGACCGTCGTTTGTAGACCGTCAATAGTCACTACTTGGTTAGCCTCAACATTATAAGCTGAATAATCAATATTCTCTAGTTCACCATTGTAAGGAATTAACAACTTATCAAAATAAGATGCGCTTAACGTTGACCAGTCGTAACTAAACCCAGCATTCGAAAAGATACGGTCGAAATAAGTCTTCGCATAAATAGCGGGTTTCATTTCTTTGAGTGGGTAAAAGTTATCACCCGAATAAGGTAACAAATATTTATAACCATCAGCAACCGTGTTTGACCAACTTGCAACAATCGTTGAACTATCGTAAGTGTGGTTTAAATCTGAAAAGTCTAGGTCTGTTAATTCGGTTGCACCTAGTTCGGTAAAGAAATCCGATTGTGAATCTTTAACCAAAACCTCGTAAGTAACGCTTTGTTCGTAAGCGTCATTGGTTTGGGTCTTCTTAACCGAAATCAGTTGCAAACTTGCGTCTTCCATTACAGGAATACCGTTTTGAATTACACTACATTTTGTAATCGTGTTTATGTCAAATGTACCCGCTTCAATATTTACGTCGTAGTAATGGTTTAAAAGGTCGTGGTTGTTCTTTGTGTCTTCAAGAACTATCGTCTTTGAGAACGCTCCTTTACGGGTTGACACGTCACGAATGTCGCCGACTTGAAAGTTTAACGGGAACGCTGTGTTATCCTTTACGTCAAGGTATCCGTTTTGTAATTGTATTCTAACCATTGATTGCGTCTTGGTTTGAAAGCATCACACTAATTGAATGCTTAATTAAATTCTTGTTCTTTTGCCTTGCGACCTCGAAGTTATTTTCTTGAATTACACAAGCGTAATAACGACCATTTATTTTAATATATGTTTCGGGTGAGGTCATTAATTCTTGGAAATAGTTGTCCATCTCAATAGTTAACCAATTGGTGTTTAGTTGAATCGTCTTTGTGACCGTTGGGTTAATTACTCGCGTTCCCTTTTCTTCCCTTCCATAAGTCCACATTCCACCGCTAGTAAAACCAGTAACGTCTTGTTTATAGGTCTGCTTATTAACGTCCCCTTGTTCGTAAGCTCTCAACTGAAAAGCGAAAGAACCGAATGAACCTAACCTATCTAGAAAAGCAATTTCGAACGGTTCGATAATACAACGGGTGTCAATTTCTACCTTATAAATTAAAGACGAGTCGTTGTAACTTGCGTCCGTGTAAACAAAAGAATAATATGTTGTTGTGGGTTTTAAAAGTGGTAAAGTTCCAACTAAAGCGGTTAACGTTCCTGAGTTATTTAAACCAACCCCCACTTGAGTTATTAAAGCGTTGTCAGTAATTGGCTTTGCGAAGATGTCACCATCTGAATTACCGAACACCATATAACCAGTTGTGTCAAAGTTGTTCAATATGTTTACCCATAAATCCTGTGTTTCAGTAACCTTAAACCCTGACGTTGGTATGTTAGTGAGTAACCTTGCATTGATGTCAGGTAAAATGAATTGAATCTCATCGTAAGCTCTAAAGTTAGCCCAACTTATCGCGCCGTTGAAAACATACTTGTCCAAAGCCGTTTCAATGTCCCGTGTTACCGTCTTTCGGTTGTCAGCATAACTTACGCTTCCGTTATCAGTTGGGTTTAGCACATTAGCAAAAAGCGCATTTATTGTAAAGTTCGTTGTTCCACTTACTGCTATCACCGTCCAAAGCCCACTAATTGCCGTGTTAGCAACACCAGCGTTTAAAATGATTTGGTCACCTACGACGAACGTGTGTGCAACAGTTGGCGTTATTTGAACGTTACCACCGTTGTTTACTAGGTTAGCCGTGTAAGTATATGAGGTAACAAACTCTTCACCAACCTTTAAATCGTATTTATAATAACTATTCGTTGCTGGGTCGCTTTCACTTAAGTTAGGGTCGAAGTCGTAGCTTAGTTTGTTTTGAAGTAGTTTAGATAAATCAATTTCCCCGTAGCCGTCCGAGTATCTTGGAAAGACTCTATATTCAGCTATCTTGTTTGAAGTCCCACTTTCGTAAACGTCAAAAATATATTTAAACCCAAGGTTGTTTTTATTGGTTGAGTTGTATAAAAACTTAATCGGATTGTAAGCGGGTGTCCTGTCGTAAGGTTCGTTTATTGTTGTTATTGCCATATCTTATAATGGTTAATTTCTAATCGTGTTTTAGAACGCTAAGTAACTGTCATCGGTGAAATACATTTCTTTAATGAACATCACAGCATACCTCACGGCGTCCATTGCATCGTCGTAAAGTTTAACGGGTTCGTCTGTTATATTGTCGCCTATCTTTTTCCACTTGTAGTTTTCGTATTCCTTCTTTAGGTTCTCGTCTTGCTTACACCAGACCTTGAAAGTTTTAACCGCGTTTAATCCTGACTTGACGTTCTTGTTTGCGTTGTTCACGTTAAACCCTGCGTTTTGCATTTCGGCAATTATTTCAGGTCTTGAATAGTCGGCAAGTATTTCAACGTTTTGTTCAATGTTGAGTTGTTTAAAGCGCTCAATTAATTCGCTCGTCGTTAAATAGGACTCGTAAAGAACGGGTTCTATGTAAATATCACCTTCGCACCAATACACACGCATTAAGGCCGTCGGGTGATTGTAACCAAAGTCAAGACCGTAAACGTAGTTAGTAAACCGTTCAGGCTTTTGAGTTATAAACTCCCAAGTGTTGAAAATATTCGTCTTGCTTATTGCCTTTTCACCTAAAGCATAGATTTGATAAAGCGCTTCGTCTGTTCGTGCAAGGTCTTCGATTTGTCTTATAATTGATTCGGGTAAAAACGGATTGTCTTTGTACGTGGATTTGATTAATAGACTTTCGTTTTTCGGTAGTTCGTAAAGCCAACTTGAACTATCTGAAGGGTTATAGTCGAAAATCATTTTCGTTTCGGTTCTCATATTAAGTTGTTGAAAGTCTTCAAACCAAAGTTCATTTGCTTCGTTACACCAACCGATGTCACGTTTACGACCTCTAACCTTTTGCTCATCGTCAACACTAAAGAACTCAACTATCGACCCGTTACTAAAGCGGTAAATGTTTTCACTCATATTGTGCGAACTCTTTTCGTAAAGCTCTAAATCCTTCAGCACCTCGAAGAAGTCACGCATTACCGTAGCCCTTAAAGCTGGGAACGTCTTTCGAACTATCGATACAACCTTGTTAGGGTTCTGTAAACAATAGACTATTAACACTTGACAAAGTGAGTAAGTCTTGGAACTACGAGAACCTCCTTGATTGATGATGAATCTTATCGACGGGTCTTGTAATGCGTCGAAGTTCTGTTCAAATATTACCGTGCTATTTATCTCCAGTGCCACCCCTAACGATGTTTACTTTAATCTCGTTTATCTCTTTGCCGTTGGTAGTGACGTCCGTCTTTTCGGTAAGCCCGTTTAGTCGTTGAGTAATTGAGGGGTTAAACTGTCCAACCATACCGCCCTCGATTTGGTCTTGACGGATTGCTTTCCTTATTATAGAACAGATAGTGCAATATGCGTCATAATTTCCGTTATCATTTCTAAAGTAATGTTCAACCGTTACCCCGTTTTCGTGTCCAAACAACTCGAAGCCTTCCATTGTTAACGGTGGCGTGTGCCATTCGGACTTGACACCCGTTGCGGTTGCTTTTTGAATTTCCCTTGGCTTTAAGTTCTTCTTATAGTCTTGGAATAGTTCCCACATCTTTTCGGGGGTTTCTATGTATTTGTGTTTTGGCATTGTTCGTGTTTTTATAGTTCTCCTAATTCTTTCAATTTACTTTCAGCCCACCTTTTACCAGCAAGACCACCCCATAATAAATACGAAATATAACCGCAGCTTTTCGTATCGCCTTTTTGATAGTACACTTCAGCACGGCTTAAATAACTGTACATTCTTTTCACGGTCTCAACGGTTATCTTTTGCTTTTGGGCTAATTGCTGTGCGCGAACTTTTCCGACTTGGGTTGCGCACTTATTATTTACTTTCTCGTTTAGTTCTATTCCGCGTTTTGCGTTGTTTGAAACTGCGTCGGGGTAATCGTTAAAGCTTTCTGCAAAGTATTCTTTTATCTTATCCTGGGCGGTTAGTCTTTCGCTGTCCCAAATAGCTTCGCAATAAGCTATTCTTTGTTCTTGGTTAGGGTATTCGTCTTTCGCTTCCGACATACAACGATTTAAGTAAGCGTTCTTCGTTTCTTCGGGTTTAGGTATTGGCATTTTCTTTATATTTTTTAAAGTGGTTTAAGAATTCGTCTTCGTCTATTTCTTCTATTGCTAGGTAATGGTCTTGACTTGTTAGGTAACTTACAAAGTGATATCCGTTTTTCTTCATTGCGTCTTCTATTGTTTCGGCAATTGATAACATCTTTTCCCCAGTGTCTATAATAAAGAATCTATTTTTTTCCATTGGTTCGTCTTTTTCTTGGTTTCTTTGGCTTAACTTCCTCTTCAACTGGTTTCGGTTCTTGGATTACCTCAAAAATAAAACTAAAGCCGTATTTCTTAAGCTGCGGAATCTGTTCGGGTTTAATCCTATCCACTTCGATAGTCCTTACTCCAAGTATTGGGTCGGTAATGCTAACCACACAACCTTTATATTCAGCTTTTATTTGTTCTGTTTGTGCCATTCGTTTAAAAATAAGTAAGTAATGTAAGAAATCAAAGCCACAGCGCCAAATTTATTAGTCAAATCTGAATCGTTGAATAAACCAACTGCGAAGCCTACCGTACTAATTAAGGTTATTAAGCTTATAAAGTCTTTCATAATTGATAATAGATTTAATTTAATTCGTGTTTTTCTAAGATTTGTCGAATGTCTTGCTTCATCTCCGTAATTAATCCGTGACTACTGAACTCCGAAATATCAAAATGTTTTGCGATTGAGCGAACGGTATTGTAACCCTTGTCAAAATAGGTCTCAAAGAATATCTTTTTAACCCTGTCCTTTTGTGTGTTTCTGTAAATTTCGATTGCAACTCTTTGATTTTGGAGTTTGAATTCGTGTTCAAGTTTGATTAGAAAGTCGTCAGGTTCTTCTTTTTGTAAATAATCGTCAATTGCGTTGGTTAGTTCCTTTTTGCTTTCGGTGTCCCTCCAAATTATTTCGGTTTTGATTAGGTGAAAAAGGTAACCTTTCGCTTCGTAGTCGTGTTTAACTTCAGGATTAATGTTTAAATAACGAAGGTAAGCGTTTGAAATTACCGTTTGAACTGATAACTTAAGTTTAGAGCGTTTGATAAAATAAGAGGTGTATTTTTCAACCTCTTTGTAATTACATTGAAGGTATTTATCGAGCAACGCTTTCATACCACGTTAAAAAGTCTTTAATGTAGATTTTTCGATAAACCATTCCGCACATACAATTGTCGTCTTTTTCACCTAACACCCGATTTTTAATCGATTGAAACTGCTTTGCTACCGACTTAGAATAGCGTGTTGTCTCGGGCAAAGATTTAACCAATTCTATAAACTTTATTTCAGCCTCTGTAAACATAGATTTAAGATATAAGTGAGTAAAGATACCAAACAAGCGGTAAAAATGTCTCCAGTGTACGCAAAAGCGCTCCAAAACGCAACGCACTTAATACAAGACAAACCGCCGTGTATCCAATTAAGATAAAAAGATGGTTTAAAACGTCCGAAAAGGTAATCAATAAAATAATGGATAGGTTCAAATTCACACCACCACCATGCAAAAGCTATTAAATAAACTATTGTCATAACTTTTCTATTTCTTGTTTTACTGATTCCCAATATTGTTTATTTAAACCACCATTTACAATATTTTCTATTGACTCATTTTCTTTTATCAACTCATCAACTGCAATTAAAGCGCATAGTTTAGCATATCTGTATTCCATTGATATATCATCATAATCATCGTATGCGTCCACCACATACATTTTATGCAATAGCTCTTCCGCTTTCTCTCTTGGTGTCATTCGTCTGGATTTAGTTCACGTTCAATTTTCTTCGTTTTTTGAACACGTCGTCTTTTTCGTGCATCATTTTGACGAAAATTTATACATAAAAGTTTTTTAAGTAATCGGTTCATCGTGTCAAATATACAACTTTTTTAATTCTTTTAACTTTTCCTTATAAACCGTGTTTATTTCTTGGAGTTCCTCGATAGTCCATTTCTTTGTTATGTGTGCGAGTTCGTGTAGTTTCATTAGTTCTTCACCGCCTATTTTATCACGTATCGCTATTTGGTAATTTAAAAGATTTCCGCTAAGTTCTACATTACACTTATAACAACTTACGTGTACATTATTTTCGTTAAACCTGACGTTTGAGTGACCACCAGCACTGTAATAATGCGAGGCGTGTTTTACTCCGTTTATATGTTGACCGCACGAAATACACATTTTACCCTTGTCGCGTTCTCTTATAAACTTATTGAAAGTCTGTTGCGCTATCTTCAGCCAGTCGCTTGTTGTCATTAAGTCCTTTTTTAACTTCGTCTTTTTCTTGTTCCACGTTTTTAACTCAGCATCTTTGACCGCTTGTTTAATGCATTCGTAATTCGTGCAGCATTTTTGTAGTGAGTTAAACGGTGTAAACTCGGATTTACAGTAACGGCATTTCTTTTGTTTAGTCATATACTTCTTTATAGTCGGTTAGTTTTTTCTGTGTTTCAAGTAGTTCAATTTGCATTGACATTAACTTGTTGGATAACGCTCGGTTTTCTTTTACAACCGTGTTTAAAACGGCTTTAACCTGTTCGAGTTCGTCTTGTTGTTGTGCGATACCTTCCGCTCGTTTTGGTTCGAGACGCTTTCGAAACTCGAATTTATTCCAAAGTGAGTTGAGGTTTATATAGGCAAGTTGTATTCTTATTTCTTTATCCATTTAAAATAGTTTAAGTTGTTTAATTGTAGTGTAACCCGCAAGAACTTTTTCCGTGTTTGGGTCTAAAATATCTGCAAACTCTATCTCGCAAAATGTACCACAGTCTGGAACAATTGGTGGTTCGTGTTTTCCTTCGTTTGGTTTTAAGTCTTTAAGATATTTATTTTTTATACAAGTAGCACCAATTTGTTGTTCAAGTTCTGACATCTTATTAAATTCGTTTGGAAAATGTTTTCTTACGTGGTTCCAGTAACCCTTGCCACCTTTAACGCATCCAATGCAGTTATTATTATGGAATCCTAATTCGTACATTTTAGGTAATTTAATTCCGTTTTTCAATAATATTTCAGCGCATTGACTTTTTGTAATCTTTCTATCTATTAAAGGGTAATGCGGTTTAGCTTGAGGGTATTGTTGGCTAAATCTTATTGCTCTGTTAATTTCTTTCTTTTCAAACTCGAATCCGAAAATTTGACCATCAAACTCAATTTCTTTTTCTATTCTATACCTGACATTCTTTTTCAAATGTAATGTACAAGGCGCACCATTTACTCCGTTAATGTACTTAATCTTTTGGATAACGTCAAACTGGTCTTTGTATTTTTCCGATTGAACTTTATTAATCTTTTTACCATACCACTTTTCACAATCGTCAATAAATCGTTTATTGTCTTCGTGTGCTGAATCTATAACAATATAGTAAAGTTCTACGTTTTCAGTTCCGTATATTTCAAGCGCTAATTTACAAGCTACTGCGGAAGTTACACCGCAACTAAACCAAGCTATTTTCATAGTTAAAAGGGTAAATCAAAATTAGTATTTCTTTTTATTTCGTGTTTTTGTTGCAATGGATTAACGCCACCTATCGTAAAACCTTTACCGAAATTGTAATCAAATAAAAGCGGTTGGTTTAACTCGGTTTGTTGTCCCCCAGTGTCACGGTCTTTAATTTTTTCGATATCAATCATTGTAAAGTATTTCATTGATTCGTGTTTTACAAGTCTGTGGATTACAAGCATATCGTCGCAACGATTTAAAAACGGTTTACCGCCTTCAATATGCGCTTTCAATGGTGGCTTAAGATGTCCGTTCCATACGTGGTCTTGAGGGTAAAGCATCGAAGTACGTCCGCTTTCGCTTGTAGGGTGTGTTGAAATATACAAAGTCTTTCCCGTTCGGTTACAAAAGTCTCTTGTCGTGTTTAAGAACTCGTAATTGTCGCTGTGTTGCATACCTCGATTTAATCCAGTGAACGGGTCTATAAAAGCAACGTCGCATTCTTGAGTTTCAATTATCTTTAACATCTCTTGAGGTGTGTACATTTGTTCGTTGCTGACAAATTTAAACCATTGTTCAATAGTCTTGTTGTAAGTTAGTATTTCGTCTTTTGATAGGTCGCTAAACTTATTTCCCGAATACATTTGAATTAAGTCACGCATTACTTGACCGCTTGAGTTTTCACCCATCCACAACACGAACTTCAAATTGTGTTTAACAGCCAAACAAAGAAAGTACCACAGCATAAAATAAGACTTACCTACGTTGTCGTGTCCGAGAACTATGTTTAGTTGTTTTCGCTTGAATCGAATGTAATCGTCTAAAACGCATCCTATGCCAAGACCCATCGAAATTTTACCGTCTTTGTAGTCGAGTAGGTAATTTGTGCTATGTCCGTCTTTTAAAATCATTTGTAAGCATTTACTTGTTTCATTACATTCTCGTAGAAAAGCTGGTCGTTCGACTTTTGTTGTTTATTAAGTTCTAAAGAACTTTTTTCCCATGTCCTAACACACGCTTTCCAATCCTTCATTTTATTCTTACCAACTAACCAACCGTTGCTTGTATAGTAGTTAATAAACTTTTCAGCGTCAACACCCTTGTTACGTTCTAAACAATATTTACTAACTTCTTGTAAAGAAGGTACTATAAACCTCTTATTTACATTAACATTATCATTTACATTTACATTAACATTTACATTGCCTTCTGTTTTGCTTTTACTTTGCTTGTCTTTTGCTTCTGCTTTGCTTATTTCTTGCTTTAATTTAGGTTTCTTTCCGTTATGGTATTTCTTTACGTTTGCATCGATTTGAGGTTTAATCAAAGTGAATAAAGATTTAGCCATTGCATCCGTAAAAGTGGGCTCTTTAAAGTCTAAACCATAAATAAAAATAGCATCGTAAACCTGTGCTTTTGTTGTTTCAGTCATTCCGTCTAAACTTTCGTAAAAGCTACGGTAAAAAATCATTGAATCTCGCATAACTATATTTTTAAGCAATAAAAAAGCCCCTATTCGCGTCACGGCTCTCACCTCGTGATTTGAATAAAGGCTCAAATAATCCTTTTTTGGTTCTATAACGTGAGAGCGAACCTACTAAATAATAGTATAAAAAGTTAAAGTGTTTTTTTTCTATCGCAATATTTTCGCCATTCATCCATAGTCCACACTTCAAAGACTAATTTAGGATGAAGGTCTAACCGTTTAACAGCGTCTTCTTTAGAGTATGCCTGGACAATAAAGTAGTCTACTTTGTTTTCAATCCAAGTGTAAACCCTATATGGACGCTCAAAAGGGTACGTCGAACACGCTTTCTTTTTTCTTGAAAGGCTCTGATAGTTTAGCGCTGAAGAATTTTCCATTTTTACCCTCTTTTACCCATAAAGCAATCTCGATTTCTTCGCCTTTCCAGTTAAGTTTTCCTTTGTACTCGGGCTGTGCGTCAGTCGTCTTTTTGTCGTTCTTGAATATCGCGCCTGTGTTTTCTCTTTGTTCCATCTTTTTTATTTTAAATTTAAGTAAATTATTTTAATTATTATTTATAATGTTTAGGATATGGTTGTTCTTTCAACAAACATTTTTTCTTTTCACGTTGCTCTAAAAATTTAATATATCTAAATTGCCTCAACTCGTATTTTATAGCTGTTTCATTAAAGCCTCTTTTTTCAAGTTCCGCCTTTTTGTTTCTATTATTATTGGTAATTATTGAATTGTGATAAACCTCGTTTTCAAACTCCCAAAATGTACTTTTATGCTCACCGTAAAACCCAAAACTTGCCGCTTGATAAACTATTCCTAAACCTCCGCAGCGTTCATCCGCAAATGATTGAATCCATTTAACTTTAGGATATTTGCGCCTCAAGTATTTTACACAAAAACTTATCGCACGGCTTTCAGCGTATTCAATACAATTATCGTCAATCCACATTCTATTAAGCTCTTTGTATTCATCTAATTTACTATCTTTAACTATTGAGGCGTGGCTCAATGGGTTCATAGCATAACCAAGTTGTAAAGCACCTTTTAAAGAATCTTTGTAAAATACCCCTAAATGTATATGCGTTGTTGCATCGTTACAAACTTTTTTTGAGTAATGATTTTCAATAATCATTTTTTTACTTATTTCTTTCGGTATTTCTTTAACGTAAAATTCTTCAGTTCCAAACCCTATGCATTCAGGTTCACCCCACAAACTCGATTGATTTGCATAAATATACTTTTTCATTTTAATTCTCGTTTTAATTTTTCAATGTAAAGGGTTGCATCCATCAACTCCTCTTGCAAGTGGTTTAACCATCCTAACAAGTCAACGTCTTTGCGGTCTAAATTAGTCCCGTATTTCTGTTGTCCGAGTTTTGAACGTTCCCAGTATTTCCCGAGAACCGCTATTAAAACGGTGTCTTCGTGTTGTATGCTTTCGTTTGTTATGTTCATCTTATCAACTCGTTAAAATATGTTCGACAATGTTCAATTCGTGTTTTCATCTCATTAACAACCCCTTCGTTATATTCGACGTGAAAAGCTTTTACTCTTCTGTCTTTCGGTATATGGTCGAAACTATGTAAAGCCACAACATCTCGAATAGTTTCTTCAGAGGGTTCGATTTCGTATTTACCCCACGAGGTTCTTCTAATTTCATCGTTAACAATTTCTTCAGGTGTGTTAATTAAACAATAACTTATTAAAGCGTTTTTCTTGCCAGTAAGCCACATATAACCCATTACTTGGTAATAATAGTCTTTATTTGGTAGTTCGGTTTCAAAAAACGGAAATGTATCTCCTGACCAGCTACTTTTCACGTCAATTACAAGTGAGGTCGTTATAATGTCGGGTGTCCCTTTAATGTAATCGTTTTGGTAATAATCTTCGTTTTTGGTTAGAAACTCGAATCCTAAAACATCTTCGGTTAGTTCGATTGCTTTATCTTCGACTTCGTTACCTTTGTCCGTGTAACGCGATTTAAACACCTTTTTAATCCCGAATAAATGTTCTTTTGCGAGTTCTTCGATATAGGTTTTTGCGGTCTGACTTAAAACCTCAGATTTTGACCGAGAGCTTGTCATAATTTTTCCTAATTGTGAGCATCTTATTTTCATTTTCTATATTGATTTTTAAAATAATTATTAGAATAAGTAAGATTTATTGAACTATCAAGTCTGTCAACCATATATTCAATTCCAGAATCGTAAGCAATTGATAAATGTTCCTCTTCCATTCTTCGAGCTTCAACAATTATTTTATTAAATTTTTCAACATCGCTTATATTAATTGTAACTATTGAGTTCAATTCGTCTATTAAATATTCAATTGGTGTTTTCATATCTTATGATTATTAAAATGTTTTTCAATGTCTTTGTATAAATCATTTATAGCTTCTACTGATGCTTTAAAACCTTCTAAATAATTTTTCTTTGCTTCAATTGCTCTTTGCTTTACTTCTAATATTCTGGCTTCTTTTATTTTTAAATTAAAATATTCACTTTCATAAACACCTTTTAATTCTATTTCAAGCCATTCAATAGCTGTTAATTCTTTCATAGTTCGTTAAGTTTAGTTAGTTGTTCTTTAGTTAATTCAAACTTGGCTAAGTCTTGTTTGGACACAGTGCCGTTTTTAATACCTTCTAACGCCTTTTCAAATCTTTCAGGGCTTAATACTTGTTTTTGACTTTTAACAGCCTCAGAACTTAAATTTGCATCATCGTCAACAGCTTGTAAACTTAAAAGAGATTGCAAAGTGTAACGTCTGTAATAAGTAACTGCGCTCCCTATCTTTTGTGGGTCGGTAATTTCGGGTAACTTCATACAACTTTCACAAATTTCACCCGAATCAATGTCAACTATTCGACTATAAACGTAACCGTCCTCGATAGGTTGTAATAATAGAAGCCTGTTTTCTAATAAGATAGGTTCGACCTCTTCAATTAATGCGTTAATATCGGCATAATTGTTTTTAAAGTGTGGATTTTTAGCGTTCTTCGCTATCTTTTTAATTGATTGCTTTGCGTTGTGCAACTTTTGTAAAAAGGTCAACACGACCTCAACTGTTTCTTCTTGTTTTTTCATTTTATTTTGTTTTTAGATTTGTGCTAATTTAACTCTTTTTGCATAAAGTTCATCTAATCGAACTAAATTTTTTGCGTAATTCACCCATAAATCGTCGTCAGAATAGTAATTCATAGGCATTTTAGATTTAACCAATTCAATATTGTCAACTATTTCGGGGTGTCCGTAACCCTCATAAGCATTAATAACCGCTTTTATCGAGTGAATAACGTTTGCGTGGTCTCGGTGAAATTCTTTTCCGCTTTCAGCAAGTGAACAACCATCTAACCATTTCCAAACAACACCAACAGTTCGCCACAAAACTACTTCTCTTTTTCTTGTATCTATAAATTCACCTTCGAATACAAACGGACAAGCGTTATAAAAGTCTATCATTTCGAATTTATGGCAATTGATTATCTTTGCTATTTTACCTCTGTTGTATTTCATTGCTTTTCGCTTTTAAGTATTGTAAATAAAGTTCAAGGTTAAAGTTGCCCCCTTTGTCTCCTTCGTGTTTCTGTCCTTGCCAGTAATTTATAATTGTGTTTAAGTCGATGTAATTCATATTTCTATTTTATAATCGTTTAACGTTTCGTTGAATTTCTCGTAAATATTATCAAGCATCTCAAATTGATATTGTTCATAGTCTCCGTGTTTCCATTTACTGCGTAACCAATTTTTAAATTCATGCAATGCTTCGAAATAATCACTTCCTTTTAAATAGTGTTCCGCTTCGTCAAGGTTTTCAAATTCAAATGTTATTTTCATAGCTTAATAATTAAATGATTGTTGTTTTTGTTCTAAATAAAATTCAATGTCTTCGTCTGGGTCGTAGGTATAGTTTTGTTCAAACCAAATTCGTATCTCGTCGTTAATTTCGTCGTGAATGTATTCAATAAGCTTTGAATCGAGACCGTGTTTTTCTAAGTCTTCGCTCTCAAGAATAACATCATCAAAGAACTCGTTAATAAAGTTGAACTTCATACTGCTATAAATGCAAGTGTAGTTTTTAATCTCAAAGTCAATTCGGTACATTTTACCGTTTACTTCCAATTCGGCATACTCGTCGTTTAAGTAAGTTTTAAAATAATCAAATTTTCTGTTAAATAAATAATACATAATTCTTGTTTTTAAAGGTTATTAATACAAAGGTTAATTAATACGTTATATTGGTTGAGTAAGTCCGTGTAAACGTCAACTAATATTTGTTTGTTTTCTCTTTGCGCTTGGTCAATTAATCTAGCGTAATGGCTTGCTTTTAATTGATAACCGATTAGTTTTTCTGTCATGATTTCTTGTTTTTAAAGTGATTCAATAATTCCGATAATTAAACCGAGTAAATAAACTGCGAGTGCAAATTTTAAAAAGTCTTTCATAATCTTGTTTTTAAAGGTTAATCATTATCATATCTGAATTAAACTTTTCCAAGTTCAATAAACCCCATTGAATAGCCTCGTTATAACTATTAAAATAAACTGTGTCTTTTTGGAATCCTTTTTCTTTATTTAAGAAAGTAATAAAATAATTTTGCTTTTTCATAATTTCTGTTTTTTCGTTGTTGATATATGCAAATGTACACAACTTTTTTAATTGTGGATAATTATTTTAATATTTTTTTCAATTATTTTTAGTTTTTCAATGTTTATTAAGGTTATAGACTGAAAAAATAAATAAATATTTAAGGTTATAAGCATAAAAAAAGCGGTATTTCTACCGCCTTCTTACATCAAACCTAACCGAAAAAACAAGATAGGGCTAAATTAATGAATATTTTTCTGTTTTAATTGGTGTGTTAATAAATCTGTTAAGTTCTTTTGATTAAAAATAAACGTTCCACCTTGACAACTTCGACACCTCATTTGATATTTAATCGTTCCCGCTGCGGTTGCGTAACGTGAATGAACTTTTATATTATAGCTTGAACAATGCGGACACGAAAATTTTTCTTCGCCAAATACAACACCATAATGTTGGGTTGGTTTAATGTAAGGCTCTAACTTATGATAAACTTGTTCTAAAATCTGAACGTCTTTTTTACAATAGTTAACCATACGTTCTAAAGCGTCTTCGTCTTTTTCTAAAACTATCTTTCGCCACGTGTCGAACCCTCCGTTTTCAAGTTTACCTTGACCAAGTAAAACCTTACCCAAGTAATCGAGTTTATTAGAATTAAAATAGAAGCCGTTTTTAGCCTTTTTAAGCGTGTCTATTGATACATAGTGAGCCAACATATCAACGCCTTGCATAATCGCTCGTGTGCGCAGCCATTTAGTGTCAAACCTATCTGAGTTATGTCCGACAATTTCGTGCGCTGAATTGAGTACCTTGATAAAGTCCTTGAGTAGCTTCTTATCGTTTTGCTTTTTGTCCCACGTTAAAGAGTGAACCTCGTCTTCGCCTTCCCATTTCCAACATACGCATATTATTTTACGTTCTTCGATAATGTTGTCAGGGTCGATGTTTAGTTTATAACCAGCACGCCACGAAAAGACAATATTTGGACTCACTTCGATGTCAAAGAATAATCGTTTACGCATAAAAAAAGGTTAGGTAAATAAAAAAAGCGGTGTTTATTCCGCTTCAAACTCGTCTATTATTACGAAAGACCAAGTCCTTTGAGGTTTAAATAGGTTTAAAATCTTAACGTATTCAGGTGTGTTGTTGAATACAAGGCAACCTTCAGACCAACCGCCAATTTGACTAACTACTATTGTCGATTTAAGATTGTGAGTTGCAGCGTGAAAGTTAAACCCTCGAATATCGTTTTTTATTTCTGTTGTTGGGTTCGTCTTTCCGTCTGTTGTAAAGTCGCGACGATAAGCAAAACCTTTTACTTGTAATCCCGCTGGAGTTTTACCACGGTGCAGTCCTAATTTATAACCGTCGTAATTCCATACGTTCGCTTCAACTACTCCAGTGCCTTTGTGACCTTTGTTAGTTGTGCAAGTTGTAACCGTCACGAATTTCGACCCGTTGAAAATATAACACTTGTCGTCGAATAAGTTCGCAGCGTCTTCGTTTGAGCGCACAAATAAAGCCCAATAGTTTGAAGGAATACTTTCGAAGGTGTCTAAGGATTTAACCTTGTCTAAAAGTTGTTTGTCGGTGTATTTTCTTACATTGTTCATAGTCCGATTTTTTTATTTGCTCTTAAAAGTAAAACAATTAATAAGACAAGTCCAAGAATAACGGCAATAACTTTGAGTGTTGAACTTAATGAAGTCTTTTTTTCCGCTTGTATTTCTTTACGGTCGGTCTTTGCGTCTTGCTTTAATTGCAGTCTGTCCGTCTTGGCGTCTTGTTGTATTTGTTCTTTGATTATTTTGTACTCGGTTTTAGTTTGGTATCGTGTTTTTGGCACGTAAACCGTGTTATTTTGTACGATGGTGTCGCGGTAGTTATAAAAATATTCTTTAAACCCGTCTTTTATTACCGAATCTCTAAAGTAAACTCGAACCGTGTCAACTCTAGAATCGATTTTAACGCCTTTTTTAACCGCTTTCTCAAGGTGGTAAGTAGCTGAACACCTAAATAATAAAATGTACGCTAAAACAAGCAATAAAACGAACGTTAATTTATTTGTGTTTATCATTCTTGGAGTTCTTTTTTAACGTCTTTAACTTTTCTAACTAGATTGGTAATCTTGGTTATAAACGAATAACCTTTAACCTTCGTGAAACTTTCGTCCATCGATTTGACCTCGATGCTTATAAGAACCAACGCTAGTAGTTTAGTGCTTAAATGGTCAACGGCTACAACCGTTTGTGTAAGGTCGTTTAGAATATAGTAATCTGTGGCGTAAGTAATGATAACCGCAGCACAATAAGTGATTAATTTAGGTACGAATCCGTGACGTAATTTTTTAGACTGAATACTTTCACCTACTTTGTGAGCTTTCCATACACCAAAAAAAGTATCGATAACTGTAGATAAGGCAACGAGTAAAACAATAAATTTAATAGGGCTTAAAAAGACCAACAACGAATTAAACAAAGTAATTAAGTATGTTTTCAAAGTATTAAAATTTGCGTTGTATATCCTGTGTCCTCTTTTTTGCTTGGTCTTATATCTGAATCTTTGTTAAGGTCTGAAATAAATTCAGGAAACAAGTCTTTATTTTCCTTTAAGAATCTGAATAACCTTGCCTCGTAAAAACTTGCCTTTTGCCCGTAATGCTCCATTGAAAAAGCCACTTCGTTTTGTGTAACCGCGTTTGAATAGTCACCAAATTGTTGTTGGATACCTTTGTTTTTAAGTTGGTACGATAAGCCAAAAACAGCATCTTCAGCAGAACGCCACGCAACCACGGGTTGAATATAAGTAACTAAAGTTTCTTCGTCGTTGTTTAAAGTCTGCGCATTGTAGCCCGTTAGCATATAGTTATAAAAGTACGTTCCGAGAATAGGTTGTACTCGCATATCGCTTTGAGTTCGAATATACGGAGTAACGTCGTTAACATCTACGTTTGCCGTTATCGGTGTTTGGGTCTTTAAGTAGTTTTCAGTTATAAAATAAATCATAATGTCGGTGTTTGCGGTTCTTGAATTGCTGGAAGTCCAACCATAGCACGAATTTCGTTAACGGTCATTGTTTCAATTACCTTTTTTGCTAACTCGGGGTTCATAGTGTTTAAAGCGTCGTTAACTGCGCTTGTATTTTCGTCAAGTTCTACAATAGTTTCGTTAACGATTTGAAAATTGTTTATAGTAAAGTCAGCTTTAACATCTGCGATTTTTAATAAGTCGTTTACAATGTCCTCAATAATATTTCTAAGTGGGATAATCGTGTTTTTTTCGAAAATAATGTACGCTTGTTTAATGTCACTTCCTGAACCAAGTTTTCCGCTTACTCTAATCCCCATTAAGATAGGGTCGATAATATGCGCTTGACAAATCTTTGAATCTATTGACTCGGTAGTGTTTTGAAATAAATTGTCGTTTGAATTAGTTGGAATGCTTTCTATTTTAGGAAGGCTTTCTGCGTTGTTTGCAAAGAATGCAATCGCTTTGCCTCCGTTTTGAGCGCCTTTTGCCTTGTCAATAGTGTTTTTAATTGCAATTTTTTCTTCTTCAGACTGCGGTTTCTTTGGGAACATCATTGCAAACGATGGGAAAATTGAGTTTATTATATTCGACTTTTGCAAGTAACTCATTTCACCGTCTAAAAAAGCCCAATTCATTGCGCTTGAATACTGCGGTAACGGATAAACGTCTTGACCTACGGACTTATTTTCGTAAACATACAAGCATTCACGTTGTTTTAAGTTCCATCGATAAGGCTTTATTTCTTTAATATCAATTTGTGAACTCCAATCCTCGCAAATAAAGTATGTTTCGCCGTATTTGTCCTTTCGAATCTTTTCAGCTCCGATATGTTTGATTTTAATTAGGTCGCCTATTTGGTTAAAGCAAAGGTAAAAGTAAGCTCGGTTATGGATAATAACGTCTTTCGTTAGTACGGGAACAAGCTGTTTTAAGTTAGTTCGCTTGTCGAAGGTGTAAACATCAACTTTTTCCGTTGCAGTTGCTTGAGCATCGACGGTTAATTCAAACCCACCACCGACCGCGGCGTTTGTTTTGTAGTCCACTATTGCCCCGTGTAACGGTGACGTGTAATACATCTGATTGAGTAGCTGTGGGTAAAGGTCGTCCGAACCGAATCTTATTCGACCGTTTACAACTTGTCTTGAATTAACGTAAGGTAGTGAAAGGTTGCCTTCGCCAACTCTTAAAAACGGCGTGCTGAATGCTTGGTAGTTATTACCTTGAACAACTTCAACGCTGTCTTTTTTACCTCCGATTTCTATTCCGAATATTTTCATAAATTAATCATATATTGAACTTGGTGCGTCACCATTAACCACCATTCGACCTTCCTCAACTAAATTCAAACCGTTTGCATTCGTGTTTGGGTCAACTATTATTGGCACGGGACTTTCATAAACTTTGTATGTATATTGACCAATTATCAAAGTCAAGTCAACACCTTCCTCTAAAGTAAATAAATTGTACCGATAAGTATATGGTGACGTGTCAACACCTACCCAGTAAATAGGCTGTGCTTCCGTGTTAAATTCGTTTTCAAAGACGAACAACCAAACGGGTGCGGTTAGCGTCGCGCTTTCTGTTAATGTTAACACAAACGTGTTTATTTCGCCTTTGTCTAAATAAATCATCTTAATAGATAATGGGGTTAATAGTGTGTTTGTTATAAAACAAAAAACCCCCGACAGAAATCGAGGGTCTTAAGTTGTTTGCGTGGTTTATATTACAGTTGGGATAACGTCAGGGTCAACCTCGTAAGCCAAGTTTTCAGCTTCCGCAGTCAATACTAAAGAGTATTTAGAACCGTCAGCTTTCGCCGTTCCTGAGCCTTCACCGTAAGCGGTCACTTGAACTTTTTCAAAATACCAATACTTACCGTTACCGTCAAGAACGATAACCGCTAAATCTCTTTGACCTTCGCCAAGAATTTTAATAGCTCTTGACTTCGCTCCCTCGCGTCTGTGAAACATTAAGTTTATCGTTTGAGTAACGAAAGACGAACCGTTAATTAAATCGATTGCAGCTTCTTCTGTGTAGTTTGAAGTGTTACGTCTGAACTCAAATTCTTCGAAGTCAGCAGTTACGGTTATTGCTGTTATAATCCAGTTTGGAACATCCTCTGTAACTGCAGTTACGTTCTCAAGGTCGTTAATATAAATTTTAGTAATCGAACCGATGTTATTATCACACCCTTTTACGATTGCTTCTAATGCTGTACAAGCCATATTTTTAAGTATTAAAAAAGGGGTAAGGGATAACCCCACCCCCTTCAAATTATTAATTAAATTAATTAGTCAAAACAAAGTGAGTAAACTACTATCTCCGCAGGGTTAGTGTAGTAAAAACCAACTTTCATATTTGCGCGAGTTCTCAAGTAAGGCTCTGCAACTGTGTCAGTTAAGTTAACCGCTTTCAACGCTTTAGAATCTCCCTCTCCGTCGAATGCGTAGATAAGGTTAGATTTCAAAGTTAACACCATTGTATCATCAAACATACCGTCAGCAACTACAACTTTAACACCCAAGAAAGTTAATCCAAGTGGCAAAGTAACGTAAGTTTGAGTGTTACCAGTAGCGGCAGCCAATTCATAAGCAGCAGCAACGTTAGAAGAAACATAAAATCTTAACTCTGATTTTCTACGTCTAACCGCTGGAGGTAAGGCCGTGTAAACCGCAGTCATTTGAGCAATAACGTTAGTGCTATCAATAGCACCCGCATAAAGACCTGCAGCGATATTAACATCAGCACAAAGTTTTTTCAAGTAACCATCACACAAAGATTCAACAGGGTAATTTGCAGGGTTTAAACTTGTATCACCTCTCCATCTGATAAGCTCTAAATCTTCTTGGATTTTCAAACTCATTTCATTCCAATAGTAGTTCATAAAAGAAGCTACTGTGAAATCACCGTTAGAACCTTGAGCCATTTGCAAAGAAACAAAAGACTGCTCTAAATCAAACTGACAAATTTGAGCCATTGCAGACAAAGGACATACATCGATGTCGATTGCATCAAGAGCATCTGTTGGAGCTGTAAAGTTACAGTTTGAAGCTGCAAGGATTTTACCGAAAGCAACGTTAGCAAGTTTAGTAGCTGACTTAATTCCAGGCAAAGTACGGTAGTTATCTACTAGGTCTTCTGTTAAATACGCACGCGAGTAAAACTCGTCAGGGTTTGCACACAAAAGTGCGTTTGTTTCGATGTCTAAATCGAATTTTAATTTTCTGTTCATTTTAGTTTTCTTTAAATAATTGTCTGTATTTTTTTAGCGTTTCAATTGCGGAAAATTTTTGCTCCGACAATTCAACTTCTTCTTCTTCCGTTTCTTCAACAACGGGAATCAATGCTTTTACTTCTGCGATAGCTTTCATTAACTCGGTAGCCATTGCATCTAAAACAGGTTGCACGATAGCAAGAACCGCTTCAGAATCTGTTTGAGGGTCAACTGCCATTGCAATTTCTTCTTCAACTTTTTCTTCAACTTCCGCTGCCGCAACCTCTTCGGCTTCAACTTCAGCTTCTACGACTTCCTCAGCCATTTCCACCTCCATTTCCGCTGGAACTTCTTCTTTAATCTCGATAATCTCGCCGTCTTTTACAACGTAGATTTTACCCTCGATTAAGTGTTCACCGTCAGGTAATTTCATACTTAATTTATTTAATTGATTACTTAATTTAAGACCTAAGAACCCTTCAATTGAAAAGCCTACTTGGTCTTTATTTACCAACTCTTGGTAATATTCTTTGTCTGTAATTTGTGCGGTTAACATCAAAGTCCCTTTTGGAACTTCTATTCCGTATGTTGAAAACGACTTGTCTTCTTTCGGGTTGTCAACAATCCAAGCTTCTAAAATGTACGCTGGGACTTTCTTTTCTGTATGCTCAAGATTAAACAAGTTTTGATTGTTTAGGTCTTGCATGAACTTAGAGTAAATGTTCTCGATTTCTTGTTCGGTAAATTGAACGTAATACTCTTCGCCTTCGTCGTTTCTATATATATTCATTGGTATCATTGCGGGTGCAACAATCCTCATTTTTGGTTCGTCTTTAAAAAAGAAATTTTCAACAGCTTTAAACGCCATACCTTTAACCATAACGGCGGGCTTTGACGTGAACGCAATCATATCAATACCGAGTTCTTCGCCTTCGCTATACTCTTCGTCGATAGTTATTTTGTAAAGTGGTAAATCCTCTTTCATTACTAAATAATAGGTGTTATTTTATAAGTGTTATTTTTTTTATATTTGTTAAAAAAAGTTATGTTAAAAATCGGAAGTAAAGAAGTGCCAAACGTTATTAATGAACTGACAATTGAGCAGTTTGAAAAGGTTTCAGAAATAACCAGCCAAGAATTAGACGCCTTTGAAAAGTGGGTAAATATATTCGTGTTTTTGGGTGCAGATGAAACAGAAGTTAACGAACTTGAATTCACTGAGTTTAAAGAAAAGGTAAAAGAGTTTAATGCTATCACTTACAAAGCATCTAAAAAGTTTTTAAAGTCGTTTGAACTTGACGGATACACTTACAAAAGTCACGACAAGAAATTAACAATTTCGGTTCGCGATATGAAACATATTGAAAAAATAATCAAGAACAACCCTAACAGCTATATTTCTAAAGTTATCGCGGTGCTATTTAAACGAACGGATTTAAAAGACCAAGAACACTACACGGACGCTCATATTAAACACAAAGCAAACCTATTCAAGAAACTAAACGCTGAATTTACACTTCCTTATATTGCTTTTATAGGTGAGAAAATGAAAGACACCGCTAAACAAATCAATGATGAAGTTGCCAAAGGGTTGGAATCAAATAACGGTTAACCAGTTTACCGAGTTAGCAAGTTTAGAGGAAAAAGATTTTGATAGCGTTTTCGAAATGCAAGTCGAGACGCTTTCAATTTTACTTGACGAAGACCCCGAAGACCTTTACGACCTTGAAGTAGACGAACTAAACAACGTTTTAAAAGATTTGAATTGGTTACGGTCTGAACCCCGTGTTAAAATCAACGAACAAATCGATAAATATAGTTTCAAACCTTTCGAAAAAATTACGCTAGGTGAATTTATTGACGCTGATTATTTCACAGTTAAAGACAAAATCGGTAATATTCCGATTATCACAGCTATATTTTACAGACAAACTAAACTTGACGAGTGGGGTAACCGTGTTTTTGAACCTTACAATTATAATTTATTCGAACGTTCAGATGTGTTTAAAGAAATACCAGTTACTGCGGTGTTTGGTTTAGTTTCCGAGTATCTTAAATTTCGTGATAACTTTACTAAGCAATACGAAAACTTATTTGCACCTCAATTCGAAGACGAAGAGGACACAACCGAATTAACTCCCGAAGAAAAGAAAGAGGTTGAAGCCGAAAAGAAAAAAAGTAAATACGCTTGGGAATCCTTGCTTTATAGTTTAGCGGGCGAGGACATAACCAAGATTAACGAAATAACCGACCTACCTTTAACTTTTGTTTTCAATATGCTTTCAATGAAACACGTTTTGAGTTAAAAGAAAGCTGTTGTCGGTGCTGTTGGTAAATCTAGGTAAGGTGAATCAATCCAATTGAATTGTATTTCAACTTTTGGATTATTTAAGATTGGCGCTAAATCCAATAACGGGTAAGTTTGAAATTGCCATTGAATATACTCATTTACTATTTCGCCTATTATCGCTTGAGTGTCTTGACGTTGTAACCATTTGTCAGTAATTGAATAAGGTGGTATGCCGCGACTTGTTCCCTCATCTAGGAATAAATAATAATACATTGCGTTAATAGTTATCATTAACTCATTAATAACATCACCACTTACCGCACTAATTTTAATTGAATCGTAAAGCGTTCCTTCGTCAATTAAACCAAGCGCACGAATTTCTTTTTGCAAAGACCTTGCAAGTTTGTTTCTTGTCGGGTATTTTACTTTAAACTTTTTAGCCATTTACACTTCGTATTTTTGTAGTTCTATTTCAACCCACGCTTTTATTTCGTCATCGTCCCAAGTTATCTCGTAAGTAAATCCGTTTAAATTTACGCCAAATTGTGCCGTGTCCGTAGTTAGTAAAACGTCAACGTTGCAAGTTTTCGTGTTTATGTTGTCTATTACATTAATCACCTCAACCGTAGGGTCAATGATTTCAACATTGAATTGTTCAAATTTATAAGTCATATTTTTTAAGTTAAAGTTGTTCCTGTTACCGTGAATGTTCTTACTGGAAAATAAGTAAAAAATGTTGAGCTTGTTTTAACTTGTTGTGTAGTTAATCCAATATTATTAAGTGCGTATGCAAATGTAGTTGCTCCAATAATTGTAGTCGAACTCCAGTAAATTCTTCCCGATGAAGATAAATTGAAAGGAGAATAATTTAATAAATTGTTTTGGTCATTAACAAAATTCAAAAGATTAAAAATCTCCCTAATATTTGGTAATCTCCATCCAGTTGTAAAAGAACCTATAGAATAAGAAAGTGAATTGTCTATTGCTTGATTCCAAGTGTTACCAGTTGCAATATTTATTCTTGAAATACCTAATACGTTTGAACCGTTGTAGGTACTCCAGTCAATTGCAATATTATTTGTATATGTCTGACCGCCTAACTCATCTGTAAATCGGTTCGTGTTTCCAAATGGATTATTACTAGCAAGTACCGTGAAAGATGTTGCACGTCCAGCCTCGATGTCTCCGTCGTCACCCGTTCGATAAGACGTTGTTTGACCCGTCTTCATTAAGGTTGCACCAACGGGAACAAAAGACGAAGGGTTAATTGTTATTGTGACGTGATTACTGTTGCCTTGGTAAACTACCGACTGCGGTGTTATGTCTGCGCCTTGTGGATTATGAACTCGTATGTTTAAAGGGTCTGTTGCGTGAATCTCAAAAGGAAAAGCTTGGTTAACCGTAATGTCGTTATTTTGAACCACATACAAAGTTGTTGCACCGCTTGGAGTTGTTACGTTTGTAATTGTTCCGTCGTTTTCTTTCTTTAAATGAACTATTCCGTCGGGTGCAATTATCTGTTCAGTTGTTCCGCAATCAACTGACTCAGTAAGTAAAAGAGTTGAAGCCGTGTTTATGAGTTCAACCGTAGCGGGTAAGCATTCAGTCGGGTTCGGTACTTGAATTATTAAACTCCCACCGCTTGGAATTGTACCCTCTTGTATGTCTGTTCCGTTTTCGTATTCAACTAAATATTGAGAAGGTGGACATTCGTTAGTTACGGGTATTATTGGTTCTAAAGGAATCGCGCAAACTGAATATTGGTCAACCTCAAAAGTAAAAGTACCAACCCACCCAGCAACGTAGTCCAAATCAAAGTTGTTTAACGGTGTCATTGTTGGGTCAGTTATTACCGTCACACTTAAATCACTTCCGTCTGTGTAGTATAAATAAAGGTCGTTTAATATAAGTTGGCAATCACTTAAAATCGTGTTTATATTGGCGCGGTCTTTTTGAATAATGTCAACGCAATAAACCTCAAGCGTGAAAACGTTCGTGTTCATTCCTGAAGTCTCCGAAGTTGGTACAACGTAAACCAAAGGGTAACGCTCGTCCATCGTTGAAAAGTTTGGCATCTGTTCTCTAAATTCACCGCCAAATTTCTTTACTTGTAAGTGAGCATTAAAGAACGTTTCTAACTTATTTAATAGTACGTAATAACTTGTCATAATGTCGCGTTTTCTTCCATTCGTTTAATTCTACTTTGTGAGCTTGTAATATCGCTTTCAACAACCACCGCTTTAACAACTTGCGGTTGGCTTTCGACGCTTTGCGCACCTTGTAAAGTATTCATATTATTTCCTTGTCCGAATAAGTTAGTTTGAGGTGTTGCGGGTTGAACCGCACCGCCACCACTTGCACCCGCACCGCCCGAAGCACCCGAAGCCGAAGCACCTTTGAATTGTGTTGAAGCTATTTTTTTAATGTTTGCAATACCCGCAGCCGTAACCATTGCCGCAGCAATAGCGCCACGAATAATACTTGTCGGGTCTCCAGCTACTATCTGACTTGTATAGGCAGCAACCGCACCTTTTAAAGTGTCAATTACTGACATTGCAATATTAGCCGCCTTATTAACTTTAAATGCTTTTTCTTGTTGTTTCTCACTTTCTCCAGCAAAGGATTGAATAACATCGTTAACGGTACTTAAACCCGTCTTTGTAGCGTCTGCAACTGCATTACTTTTTTCAATAGCAAGTTTAACCTCAGCATCACGTTCCGCTTTAATTAAATCCATTTTCTTTTGTTGGTAAGCCAACTGAATTTCTTCTTGAACCGCAGCGTCTAGTTTTGCAAGTTCCATTTTTTCAGCATACCAACTTTCTAAAGCTGCCCTTTCGTTTTGACGTGCTATTTCTTCGGCACTTAAACCTACTTGGTTAAGTTCTTTTTGTAGTGTATTTATTTGGTCGTTGTATGTTTTTAGTTTTTCAGCGTCTTCTTTTGCGTACTTTTCAACTAAAGCTTGTTCGTCTAGTAATTGTTGTTCCTGAAGCTGCGCGGTTGTAGCTGCATCGTCTTTATATATTTCTAATTTTTCTTTATACCAATCGTTTAAACCGTCTCTTTCTTTTTGTCTTGACGCTTCCGTTTCACTTAACGTTTTATAATTAAGTTCACGTTGCAAAGTATTTAATGCGTCCGCTTGTTCTTTTGCTTTTTCCGCTTCTTCTTTGTCAAACTTGTCATTTACCGCTTGTCTTTCAGCGTTGTAATTTGCTAGTAAAGTGGTCGTGCTTTGTCCGTATTTTTTCGCTAACTGAAACGCCTCTTTATAGTTTGCGTCAATATCTTCTAGTTCTTGTTTTCGTTCGCTTAGTTGGTTATAACGAAATTTATTTTCTAATTCAGCAATTTTTTCTAAAGCTTCTTTTCGGTCTTCAATTCGTTTTTTATTATTTTCCGCAGCCTTGGTTGTGGATTCCGTTGACGCAGTTGCTTCTATTATTTGAAGTTGGTTATATGAATCCGCAATTGAATTAAAGGCGTCGTTTGCACCTTTGCGTGCTTCGTCTCGTCTTTTCGTGTAATCGTCTAAAACTTGCCCTTTTAATTCAGCATCAATGTTAGCCATTTCAACTTGGTCAATTAAAGCTTGCATTACCTTTTCATTCAACTTTAACTCTTTTTGTAATGACAATTGGTAACGCATTGAAGCAAGTAATTTTTGCTTTTCAAGTTCCGTTGTTGTTTTACCTTCGGCTTTTGCTAAATCTATTTTTCGTTGAATTTGCGCTTGTTCATTGTTGAAATTCATTTCACGCACCGCACTCAATTCCTCACGTCTGCGCATTTCGTTTTTATGTCGTTCTTCTGCGTTGGCTTCACCTTCTTCGGCTGCGCCCTCACCAATACCAAACCACGAAAGAAATTCTTTTATAGCGTCAATTACTATATTTATA